ACACCTACAAAGAAAAAGATTACACCTGCGGCCTAAAGCCGCGGGTATGACATGGAGGAGCCGGCATGACTGAAGAATTTAAAAAAAGAGCACTAAAAAAATCCAAAACGACCGCCGGCATCCCGGATTCCGTCACCGTCTACGACGAGAGGATATCTGACCTGATAGACGATGCAGTGATTGAGATGCGAACGGGAGGCGTTCCACAGTCTGTCATAGACGAGGGCGCTGCCCCGGTCATCTCATGTATTGCTCACTATGTCTGTTATGAGTTACGTGGAGACACCGGGGAGACGAAGGATGCGAACTGGCATCTGGGGAAATTTGAGAGGAAGGTTTTTCGGCTTTCCCTTGAACAACCTGGTGCGACAATGGAGGGCCTGCTATGAAGAGGATGACTTCAATAAAATTACCCATCTCTGCTGCGGCAGAGCGTGACACAGAAGGTTTCATAAAAGAGGACATTAAATGGCAGGAGGCAATCCCGGCAACCGCCCGCGAGGCTACACGCCGCGAGCAGGTGCAGGCGAGCCAGGCCGGATACAATATCTCCTTAATTTTTGAGACACGTTTTTATGAGGGGCAGTCAGTCCTAGTTGACGAGTCTGACGGTCAGGAATACGACATCCAGCAGGCAACGATATCATCAGGCGGTGTTTCTCTTGATTGTACACGTAGACAAAGCGGAAGAGGGTTTAAAAATGGCTTATAAGAAGGGAGTAATGCAAGAGGGCGATATCCTCATTGACCAAAGAAATAACGGTAACTTTGCGATAACTGGTTTTGCAGAGTTAGAGGCAAAGATGGACCAGATGCAGAATGTAAAATTGGGCGAGCGGCTGTTAAGTGCTGCCGAGCCTCATATCATAACTGCAATGGACACGCAGATGTTGAGACATAAAGGCCCGTTACAGAAAAGCCTGAAGTCCACCGGAGCAGTTCAGAACAGCGCCGGAGGCTGGTTTTTGGCATACAGGGCCACAACCGGAAACGAAAAGCCGGGAGACAAACCAAACCCGGACAAAATGATATATCTGATAAACCGCGAGTATATACGAATCCGAGGCGGCAAAGTGTACAAGCGCATGTATAAGGGAAAGGAAGTCATTGGCTATGCTATCCCCGCATACGACGTAATCACACAGGCAATTGCAGCCAGTGAAAACGCTGTACTTAACGCGATGGAAACAGAATTTGACCGGGCATTATCTGAAATATGGGGTGATGACGAATGATAAAACCGCTTGAAAAATTAAACCGCATTGCGGAGCGGCTCAATGTCCCCTATGGAATTCATAAGTATGAAGGAGAGGAGCCCGAGTTTTGTGTTTACCAGGTGGACGATATAGAGCCTGCCAATTTCGCAGACAATAGAGCGCATGCCCGCATTGCTCATGTGAGACTTTCATATATACAGCCGATTGATAAAAGCTATGATGCTGTTATGTGGAAAATTATAGATTTAATGACCACCGAGGGGTTCACCGAGCCGCTGGTTGGCATTGATATGCAAGACGAAACGAAAAGAACAGTTCTGCTATTTTCAGCAGACATTAAACTTTAACACGCTAAAGCACAGCGTGAGGAGGTAAAGAATTATGGCATATTTTGGAATTTCAAAGCCGATTATTGCAAAATATAACGGCGAGACCGAGAAGTATTCTGAAGCGATTGAGTTAGAGGCAGCTGGAACTAGTGTAACCCCGGCGTTTTCCGAAGGCTCATTTTACTGTGATAACCGCCTTGGTATTCACAGAAAATTGTTTAAACAGGCCGATATAACAGCCGAGATTAAGACAATCCCGCTTGCTGCTGGCGAGCTGCTTTTTGGTCATACAATTGACACATCAAAGAAAGAGGAGACAGCAAAGACAAACGATAAGTCCAATTACGTTGGATATGGTTTTGTTGGATGCGAGGCAATAGACGACGAGCACGACGTTTACACCGCCTGCTGGCTGCCAAAAGTCCTCTTTACAGAGGGCGAAGACTCTTACACAACACAGAATGACTCAATTACATTTACGGCGCAGAAAATCTCTGGTGTTGCAGTTGGAGCAAAGGATAAAACATGGAGAGAAAAGGCTCAGTTTGATACTGAGGACGAAGCCTACTCCTGGCTGAAAACTAAGGCAGGTATTGTGGCTGCGTAACTTACACAAAGACGGGCAGAGGCTCTTTTGCCTCTTTCCCGCCTTTTTTGTTTATAAGGAGGAAAGAACAAAATGGACTTAACGACAATTGAACTGAGTGGGGATAAAATCCCGCTGATGTGTAATCTTGGAGTCCTGGAGGAGCTGCAGGACGAATTTGGCACCATACAGGATTTTATAAGCAAAATTGCCCCGTTAAATGACGACGGGCAGATTGATTTTAAGACAGTTCGCGAGGACTGGCTGCCGGATGCTCATGCGCTGGTGTATGCATTACCGCGTATGATTAGTGAGGGCATTGAGGTATATAACGAAAACCACAAAAACAAAATTGAAAAAATGACACCAAAGGAAATTTTCAGACGGTGTGACCAGTCTATTTTCACAGTGTCTGCTACTATATATGGCGAAGTTATGAGGTCATTACGAGCCCCAAAACAGCAGCCGCCCGCCGAAACGAGCCACCAGTAAGCGACCCTGACCCGCATATAGATTTTGAGTGGATTTATCTGTGGGGAATGAGAATGGGCTTTACCTATGAACAGGTGCGGCGGCTATATCTTGGCCGGTGGTGTGATTTATTTGAGAGATATAAGATAGTACACAACATGACCGCAGGACAGGCATTATTTGCCGAGCCGCGAAAGGTTGAAAGCCTGAGCGTGTTGTAGATGGAGGTTTAGATATGGCGAATAAAAAGCGCGCGATTGGCGCTATCATAAAACTTGACGGTGAGAATGCTTTCAAAAGTTCAGTGAAAAACTGCCGCTCATCCTTGGCCGCAATGCATTCTTCATTGAAGAACATTCAGGCCTCATATGCGGGAAATGCTAACAGTCTGGAGGCATTAAGCGCCGTCCAGGAAAAATATGCGGAGATGCAATCCACCGCAAAGGAACAGGTGGAAAAGATGTCCATCGCATACGAAAAGAGCCGAGAGGCACAGCAAAAAACGAAAGAAACAATGCTGCAGATGCTGGAGGCATATAAAAAGGCCGAAGAGTCTTTACAGGAAATGAAAGACAGCGGCGAGGCATCAGCCGATGCTATAAACCAGCAGCAGGAGGCAGCAGATAAGGCATATCAGTCATACCTTGATTATTCCGAGCAGGTGGAAAAATGCGGCAGCAGAACCGCATATTTTCAGAAGGCGTTGGAGGATGCGAAGGCGGCCGAGCGTGAGGCCGGTTCAGAGGTTGACCGTTATGCGAGATATATTGAAGAGGCTAGAGAGAGCGCGGATGGGTGTTCTCATAGTATAAATGAGTTCGGGGAAGCCGTTTCAGAGTCAGGAGAGGCAGCAGACGCCGCAGGCGGTGCAATGAACGTTTTTGCCGGTGTTGTCGGCGGTAATATTGCCACAGCCGGCATTGAAAAGGTCTGTGACTGGTTAAAACAAGGTGCACAGTATGCCGTAGAGGTTGGAAGCGGCCTGGAATCCAGTTTATCAAAGGTACAGGCCCTTTCAGGTGCAACCGATGCAGAAATGCGTGAGTTAAAGGCAACCGCCGAAGATTTGGGACGGATTTCAAAGCGTTTCAATGCTGAAGATGTCTCCGATGCCTTCGGTTATATGGCGTTGGCCGGCTGGAATGTTCGTCA